GCGATCGTGCGCGTGATCTGCGCCTGAACTGCGGTCAATTCCTGCGTGAGCTTGTCGCCGAAACTCCCTGTTCCGGTCTGGATCGCCGACTCGAGATTGTTGATGAGCGTGGTCGCCGCATCCGTCGCCTTGGCGCGCGAATCGAGCAATGCCTGCGTGCTGTCGACGATCTGCTGCGTCACCTGTGTTACCGCGTTGCCGAAACCGCCGACAGAATCGATCAGGTCGCCGAGGATCGGAATCACTGCCTCCACGGCCTTGGCCTGATCGCTGTCGGCTCCGTACAAGGCGATAGTCTCGTTCACCAAGTCGCGCACGCTCTGCACGGTCGACGGGATGACGGTCAGGCCGAAATGCGTCAATACGTCGTTTAGCACCGTCCCAGCCGCGCTTGCCGTTTGCAATTGCGATTCGTCGTTCACCTGCCGCGCTGAAAGTTGTTCGGCAGGCGTCAGGAAATGCTGCTGGTAATAGGTAAGGCCCGTGTTGGCTAGCTGATTTAGCGCCGCTGCGGCTTGATCCGCCGTGCCGGCTACTTGCACGAATAGCGGGGCGAACGAAGCGATCGATGCGTAGAGTTTCTCGCCGGCTGGCGTTGTAAGATCGATCGAGTTAAGCAGGTTGAGAAAGTCTTGATGCGTCTTCGGCACCGCAAGCCCGAGGCCCGCGAAGTCGCTATTGAGCAGCGCTGCGGCGGCGCCAGCCTTGTCGGCGCTCGTCGTAAAGTTCGCGCTGATGTAGCCCATCGTTTGCAAGGCGGCCTGTGCACCGCCCAAGGCGTCGACGAACGCCGTCATATGCTCCGGGTCCAACGCCTCGATCTTCGGCCCGAGCCCGGTGATGCTGTCGCCGAATTGACTGACGATCGTGACGAGCGCTAGAACCTTGTCGGCGGTTGCCTGCGTTGCGTCCGCAAGAGCCGCATCAATCTTTGCCGTGAAGTCGACATTTCCTATCTGCTTCGTCGCATCGAAGATGCCGAGCAGCGAATTGCTGAACGTCGCGACTTCGTCGGCCGTGCCCTTGAAGTTCGCCGCGACGGAACCCAAGGCTGGATCGAGCACGTTGAACGCAGCGGTAACGACTTGCTGCAACACCTGACCGCCGTACTTCTGCAGGAAGTCCTCGGTGGTGAACGTGCCCGACTCGCTGGCGAAAGTCGTGCCCTGCAGGATCGTGGCGAGACGTGCCGATTGATCGGCCGAGAAGCGCGAGGAGAATGCATCCAAGGCGCCGGAGACGATCTTGTTGAAGACCTGCGCCGCCTGACCGGAGAACTGCTGCGTGTTCGCGTCGGAGAAGCCGAGATTGCCGAAGTTCGAGGCGGTGAACGCGTTGTCCTCGAAGCCGGTTGTTTTCGGCGAGATGGCGAACTGGCCGGATACTTGAGACGGCTTGCTGCTGAACAGGCCGAGCGCAGAGGCCGCCGCAATGGCAATTCCTACATATGGCAAGAAGCTGCCGACCGCCGTCAGTGCGGTCCCCGCTGCCGTCAGTACGGGCGTCGCGGCTGAAGCGGCTCCGCCGATAGCCTCTAGCGTCGGGGTGACGGCGGGCGCGAGTAATTCCGCGCCGAATGATCCGGCCTCCGGACCGAACAACGCCGTCGTTCCGCCGCCGAACTCTTCCAGCGCGGGCGTAAGCGCCGGGACCGACGATAGTCCGATTGCTTGCCCCGCTCCGCTCGTCGCGAAGCTATTGAGTAAATTACCGCCGCCAGGAGCCTTGCCCAGCAAGTTGAGAATCGGATTCGTCGCCGATCCATTCTGGCCGAATAACTGATTCGCCGCGTTCGTAGCTGTCGTGCCAAAGCTCGGCGCGAGCGAAATGATGATCTGCTGCGCCGCGATCTCGGCGAACGCTTTCAGCGCCCACGTCTTGAAGTCTGTCCAGAGCGTTTGGAAGGCGCTGCTTCCATGCTGGACGAAATTCTCGATGAACGTCGCGCCTTCGTCGGCGGCTGATTGCAGCGTGCTCTTCCACGCATCGAGAGACTTGGTCAGTTGCTCGCCGGTGAACAGCGTGCCGGCGAGTTTCCGCTGCGCGTCAGCCTGCGCCTGCAAGTCGGCGATGCGCCCGGGCGTTGCGTTGTGAAGCGCTTCGTACGCCGCCTCCTGCTCCAGGAGTGACGCCGTGAGCAGGTGCGTTTGCGATGCGGTCAGGCCAATGGCCTTGTTCGCGAAATCGGCCGCTGCGTTCTGTGCGTTGATCGCTTGGACGTTGGCTTCAAATGCAGTGTTTACTTGATGGAGCGCCTCTACGCTGCCCTTGTCGATCTCCGTGCCCTTAAGCGTCGTATCGTTCAGGTGCGAGAGCGCCGTAGATAGTTCTGTCGACGTCTTGACGACGTTGGTCTGCGCTTCGACCACTTTCGCGGCTGCATCCTTGACCAGATTCGGATTGAGTGCCTGCGCCGTCGCCAACTGATTTAGCGCGTCGACGAACTTGGATTGCAGCGCATCGATGCTGGTTTGCTCGGCGGCAACCTGGATGTCGATGGCCTGCTTCTGATAGGCCGTTTGCTGGTCGTAGAAGCTCTTGAAGTCGATCAGCCCGCGGTCATACTGGCGCTTGATGTTGTCCTGCGCCTGCGAGACGGCGAGCAACTGACTCGTCGCGCTCGAATTCGCGACGGCGATGGTCGATGCCGCAACGGCGGCGTTGTACGCCTGCGTCGCCTTCAGCAGTGCGCCTTGCGCTGCGGCCTGCGCATTAGCGTTCGCGACGTCCTGCTCGCGCCATTTCGCGATAGTCGCCGCAATTTCTATCGATTCCTTCTGCTTGGCGTTGAAGGTGTCCCATACGGCGGTGTTCGCCTGCAGGGCGGCGAGGTACTTCTCGGCTTGCGTGACTTTCGTGCCGGAGAACAGATCGTCGAGTTCCGCGCTTGCTTCGGCCGCCTGTTTTTGCAGATCGAGAAGCGCCTTCGTGAACTCAAGCGCCTTGGTGTTATCGCCCAAGCCGCCGACGTTCGGCAACGGCGTTGGACCGCCTCCTTCGGCGGTTGGCGACTTCGCGCGATTGAACCAGTCCTGTTGAGCGGCATTCAGGCTGTTGAAAGCGTCACGCGACGCTCTGGCTATTACGAGTTGCTGAGTAAGGCTCTCGGAAAACTGTACGATGCTCTTGTCGAGAATCGATTTTTCCGCAGCAGCGCCGTCCGCCAGAATCTGCACGCGCTCCGCTTCCGTCTCACGTAATAGATTGATAGCGGCGTTCGTCGAGTCCTTCTTCAAGAATGGATCGGTGATAACCCTGTTTAGGGCAACCAACGCGTCCATGCCTATCTCTGCGTCCACGACCATCTGTCGAATGTCGTTCGCAAGAAGAATGACCGACTTCCCAAGGAACACGAACGATTCGCCAACGACGGCCAGAACCCGCACAGTCTCCAGAGCCCATATGCCTAACGTCCCATCACCCGCGAGTTCCTTGATCTTCGCGGCTAAGCCGTCGGGTCCGGAAGTGGCATCGGTAAATGCCTTCAGAACATCCGTAAGCGCCGGCACAATGCCGGAAGCGACAGATGCCTTTAGTTCATCGGCGCGCAGCCCGAGCGCGTGCCATTGCGTTTCCAGATTGTGGGCAGCCTCAACCTGCGCATCGGTGCGCGTGGAGACGACGTCTAGCTGATCGCCGAGTTGCTTGAAGAACGGCAGATTCTCGGCGGCGCCGCGCCCCATCAACACTTGGACCGCCGCGACCTTCGTGCCGCTATCCGCATACTCGTTCAGGTGCTGCGCGATCGTTATGATCGCCTGCGTCGGATTGGCGAGAAGGCTAGGAATGGCGCTCGATTCGATTCCGATTGCCTTGAGCGCTTCCGCTGCCCTCTGCGACTTTGGCCCGGAACTAGAGAGCGCCTTATCAAGCCGCGCCGACGCCTCGGCAACCTGATCCATGCTCGTGCCGGACAACGTCGCCGCCGGAATCAGCGACGATAGTTGCGACGCCGTCGTGCCCGCTCTTACGGCCAAGTCCTGCAGATGCGCCTGCGCATCGATGGCGCCTTCGATCAGGCCGGCGAACTGATTGATGCCGAAGCCGGCGATCGCGATTTCGCCAAGCCCGCGAATCGTATCGCCGAGCGCATTGAAGCGATCCGTTACCGTCGAGAGTTGCCGCTGCGTGTCGTTGGCAAACCGCGAGACGAGATCGGCGACCTTGTTGAAACCAATCTCGACCGACGCCGTCTGCGTCGTGACATTGATCGCTACTTCGCCGACGGCGCTACTGGTCATGCTTCTCTGCCTCGGTTTTCGCCGCCATCATGTATAGCCATGCCCTGGTTTCCGGCGCAACGATGTCGCGCTTTTCCTCTGACTCCTTGTCGACGAACATCACGAAATCCGCCGGCGAATACGGCTTCGCCTGCTTCTTCGAATCGCGAAACAGGTTCGCCACGATCGCGCACAGTTGCCCGATGCGAAGGTCGGCCCTGAATTCCCCGAACGGCTCGACGCTCGCGTAGCGCTGCCACTCGACGAACGACTCGTACGTCATCCCTTCGAGCATGGCTTCGACATCGGTGACCCCGAGCGCCAGAGCGAGCCGGTATGCGGCGCGCCGCTCGGGCGTCAGGCGTTTTTTTCCTCATCCTTCTTCGGCTGCGGAGGCGACAAAAGCCCCTGTAGCTTCAGCGTGAAGTCGAAGTCGTCGTCGACGATCTCGTCGATCTGCTTCTTCGTCATCGGCGCGCCTTCGGCATTAAGCCGCAGACAGTCGACGAAGAGGTCGCGTACCGACTGATCGTTGGTGAGTTTCCCGGCCTTGAATTGGTCGGACAGGCGCAGCATCAGCGAGCCCGACGGCTTGACGAAATGGACCGTGCGTTCCTCGCCATCGACTTCGACAATTTCCGTGTGTACCTTGCGTGCCATGTGAATCTCCTTCAGGGGAAAAAGCGATTCCCCCGAAGGAGGAAACCGCCGGGTTAAGCGAGCGCGGCTTCGGCTACGGCAGCCGTACGCGTCACGCCGCCGGACGTCTTGAGCGTGATTTGCATCGTCTGCTTGTCGTCGACCTTGGCGCCGAATACGCAGCCGGACACCGATGCGACAAACGCCAACACGTCGAACGTGGTTTCCGTTGCGTCCGTCGGGAACGCAACCTTGAACGACTGCGGGTCCGAGTGCAGCGAAAACATCGTGAAGAGCGCGACCTGCTTCGTCGCGCCGGTGTAGTTGATGCCGAGTTGCAGCGTCCCGTAGTCCGGCAGGCCCGGCAGGTTCTCCTTGCCCGTGGAACGAAGGTCGGTTACGTCGATGTTCGCCGCCGTGCCATTCGGCCCGGAGATGTCCGTGACGTGTTCGACTTCGACGAAGGTGCTGACGGAACCGCCTGCCGAGTGCAGGATGCGACTGCCTTGTGTATTGCGACCAGCCATGATGTCTCTCCGGTGTCAAATCACCGGGGGGGCATGAAAGCGGCGCCCGGACAGGTCTTGCGGAGCAGCGATGGCGCGGCGCAGGCGCGAGCAAATGCCTGGCGGGGCTACCGTTGCGAATCTTCATCGGCAATTTCATCGGACTTCTTCGCGGGCAGAACTTCCTCCCGCTTGGCGGCGATCCACTCCCTTGACGCCTGCGCAACCATGTTCAGAGCGCGCACGAACACCGCTGCGAAGTTGAGATCGGACGGCGTCACAGGTTCACCCACAGGCCGAATTCAAGCGACGCGCGGTATAGGTTGGCGTTTTCGTCATAGCCTTCCGCACCCGTGGCGCTGACCGCCGCGATGCTGAAGGACGTAGCCGCGAGCATTTTCGTGCGCGCGAGCTCCATGTAGTCGTCGGCGAACTTGCGCGACGCGGCCCACGCGTCGAGTTGGATCAGGTAGCGGCGCAGTCCGCCGTCGCCGCGCAGGTGTATCTCGTCACGGCTGGTGACCGTCGTCGCCACCAGCATCGGCGGGATGTAGTTGTCGTCGCCCTTGCGCGGCAGCTTGTTGTGATGCACGCGCAACTGGTCGCTGCCGTTCGTGAGCGCGGCAGAGACCAGCTCGGGCACGTTCATCTCGCGGCGGCTTGCTCGACTGCTTTCGCCAGGCGCGCGCGCACGGCTTCAATGGCTGCCGGGACGCTGCGGTCGAAGGCAGGACGCATGAACGGGCGCGCGGCCATCTTCGACGTGCCGAATTCGAGGAATCGCGCGACCATCGAGTTACGCGTATCGGCGGTGTACCGCTTGCCCACGCGACGCTTGCGGCGATTCTCGGCCGTGTTCGCGTACTTCAGCCGCTTGGCTCGCGCGCCGACCGAGTGGGTGACGATGTTCGCAGGCCCTTGCCGCTTGAAGATGCTGATACTGGCCTTCAACTGGCCCGTCCTGACCGGAGCCGTCTGCCTGACTGCGTCGCGCATCACCGCGGCGCCGGCGTAGTTCGCTGCGCGCAGTCCATTGGCAGCGATCTTCTGACCGAATTCGCGAAGGCGGCGATCGAGTTCGGCGAGGCCTTCGATCTTGAAGGTGATCATGCGTCGTCCGAAAGCCCCGTCTGGCAGGTAAGAATCAGCGCCTCGCGCCGGCTCACGTCGTCGGTGCGCACGTTCAGGATGTTGTAATAGACGCCGTCCGCAGCGTGGTAGACGCGCATCCGCTCGGTCACGCCCGCGAGATAGCGCATCTTGATGACGGCGTTAGCTTCGGCGAACTGCTGCTGTGCCGCGTAGAGCTCGCGGCCGCCCGACGTGATGATCTGCGCGTGCACCGTCGCGAACGCGTCCGCGCCTGTCCCGTAGGTCTTCACGTCGTCGCCGGACGAGTTCTGCGACATCGTGTAGTTCTGAATCTCGACGACGTGGCGCAGGAGGCCGGCATCCATCACACGGTCTCCGGCGCGAGTGCGTCTTCGAGGCTCATCTTCGGGAACACTTGAAGCGCGCTGTCGAGGGAACAGTTCAAAACCTCTACATCCTTCGGCAACCGCGTCGCGAAGTCCTCAAATTGCCGAATGAACAGACCGAAGCGGAACGGCTCCGTGTTCGCGCAGCCGTTTGTGTAACGACCGAAGTAGTGCGCGCCCTTCATGTCGATGCCGAGCAGCAGCACGCGCTTCGCTTGGTAGCGGTTCACCGCGCAATGCAAGCCCAGCAGCCCGGAATTCGTGTTCGTGAAGATGCCTGGGAACGGTGGAATGCGTTGCACGCCAGACGGGCTCCCGTTGGCGCACCACTTCTCGCCCGGGAACGTCTTGGCCTCGGGATGCTTCTGCCACCACGTCAGATCGCAGGCAACCATGGCCTTCGCCCACGGCACCAGAGTGAAGGCGTTGCCCACCGCGACGCACGGCAGGTGCTTGACGAGTGCAACCGTCGCCGGCGGATCGGGCTTGAGGCTCTCTCCGGTCGCGACCACGGCCCACGTCGTCATGCGGCGGTAGGCGGCCTGAAGCGAACCAGCACGGCAGCGACGGCGGGCGAGATCGGATTCAGCGGCTCCGCGACCTGTCCCGGGTTCCCGATACCCGCGCGCTCCTTGTCGAGCGCGTTGATCACCAGCAGCGTCGCCCTTCGCACCGGCCCCGGAATGATCGAGCGACCGCCGATGTGGTCACCATTCGAATCCAGGATCGGAGCGCCGGTGGAGTCGGTCTCGTAGTCGACGATCAGAGGATCGCCGTTCGAGTCGACCAGCGGTATTCCGCTCGAATCGGTCCAGCCGTCGAACGCTGCCGCGTAGGCGGCGATGTCGCTGGCGGATACGGCGGTGTCTCCGGAGAACTGCCGCGCGCGCGAGCCCACCGCTTCGAGGTAGTTCATGACGATCTGCGACGCGTCGTTGACGAGGTCGAGCAGGTCCGCATCATCAGCCGTGCTGTCGTAACGCAGGTTGCGCTTCGCCTGCGCGAGTGTGACCAGCCGGTAGAGGCTCATGGCGTCAGCGTCACCGCGACGCGCCGGCTGGCGCTCATCTGGCCGACGACGCGGTCAGCGGAATCATCGATCGAGCGGAAGGTGACGGTGGCCGATCCGGATCCGGTCTTGACGACGGTGTCCTTACCCGCCGCGACCGCGGCGAGGATGCGCATGATATCCGCCGCCGTGTACCCGGTTTCCAGTTCGCTCGTCCAAGGATCGCCAGCCGAGCTCGCCGAGGTCAGCGCCTTTCCCGTCGTGCCGGTCGTCTGATGGCCCGCCGTCGCTTCATCCCATACCGCGTCGGCAATCGTCGCTGGATCAGCGCCGCCGGAAGCAGCGGCGAGATCCGCCCCCGCGCTGCCCGCCGCGACGTGACCGGCCATGGCCTCGTCCCAGACCGCACCGGCATTGGCGGCAGCGGTAGGCGGCGCGGCGTAGCTTGAGGCCGGAAGCCGAGAGCTCACCGTCGCGTCAAGATCGTCGAGCTTGTCGCCACGCGCGTTTGTGTAGTGCGCGGCGTCCGGCGTCTTCGCGAGCACGCCAGCGATGTCCGTCGAGAGATCGACGACCGGAGCGCCGATAAGCCCGGTCAGCACAGTCTCATCCGCAATGTTGTTCGTCGGCAGCTTGTTGAACACCGCCGTCAGGTTCGATTTGTCGGTGGACGTGAACGTCGCGCTCACCTCGTCTAGCACCTGCGAGAACGCACTTAGCGTGAACGTCGCTGAGGCAATGGTCGCCGATAGGTCGAAGCGGATTGGCTCGGCCGCGTCGGTGCTGCTCACGGTGTACGTCCAACGATACAGTCCGGTCGCCGGATTGTTGGCAGCGCTGAGATTCGCGGAGAGGCTCCCGCTCGTTTGGCCAGTTGCCGTGAGGGTCGGCGTTGTGTCCGCGTTGACCGCGCTTCCGTCAGAGGCGGTGAACGTGCGCGCTTCCACTGTGTAGACGGTGGTGCCACTTTCCGGACGCTCAAACATCTGCACCGTGGTGAGTATAAGGTGCTTGCTTGCGCTCGTGTTTAGCGCTGCGATGTCGGCGTGACTCGCGACAGCGCCGCCGACATTGAGGTTGTCGAGATACCCGCCGCGCGCGCTCGTCAAACGCCCGAGCAGCGTAGTCACGCCAGACGAGTCGCTCGGCGCATTCGTAAGGCTCGTCGCCGTATCGATGAGCATCAGGTGATCCATCGTGCTCGCCGGTGTTCCGACGTTAAAGAATTTCTTGAACGCAGCCGCGATCTGACCGGCGGTTTCCGTCAGCGCCGTCCCGAGAATCTGCGCTAGATTCGCTTTCACGACGCCGGACGTGAAATCGAGTTGTCCGGCTCCAGTTCCAGCGGAGAGCAGGACGCTCGCGCCGAGGTCGCGCGCGGTCTGTGCGGTGCCGGACCCAGTTGGACCGGCCTTGACCATGTTCGCATCCGCCAGCCCGGCGGCATCCACCACAAGCGTGCGGCCCGCCGTCGCCGGCTTGAGCCCCGCCGTCTTGCGCAACGAGAATCGGCCCACGACGAAGCCGACCGCAGAGATGCTATCCACGGTGCCCGTCGTGATGACGACATCGAAGAACGATCCGGCCGCGTAGAACGTACCGTCTGCGGACGTGTCGATCGCGACGTGATTGAGGCCGGTCACCGAATCGAAGTCGGCCGTCAGCGTCACGCCGCTCGTGCTCTGCGTGACCGAATTGTCCTTGTAGACCGACAGCGCAGGCGTGCCGGCGAGTGTGAACGGTGCGCCGGTACTCGGCTGCTGCGTCGTGAACTTGAAGTAGACGACGGCGGAGGGATCGAAATCGCCGATGGTCATGCGGCCATCCTCACCGGCGGAAACGCGAGGCCGCCGCCCGCGCCATCATTGAACCCCGTCAGCAGCACGCCCATCCACGGCCGTTTCGTCGTCGTGTCGGTCCATGCACCCAAATCGGTGCGCTCGGTGCGGTGAACGTTCTGGCCTCCGGGGAAACCGTCCATCGCCGCCGCCAATGCCACC